GTTGGCTGATGACACGCTCGAACCAACGCATGATGAAACAGCGATCGAGTTGGCGCTGGCGATCGTGAAAGACGCTGACCCTGATGTCCTAGTTTTGCATGGCGACAACCTCGACCTACCGGAACTTGGCCGTTACATCGTGACTCCCGCCTATGCCAGAACCACGCAAGCAACGATTGACAGGGGAACTTTGCTTTGCGCCCAGATGCGTGATGCCGCACCGAGAGCCAAGATCGTTTGGATAGCCGGTAACCATGAGGAACGCCTACCGAGATACATCACCCAGAACGCTACGGCGGCGTTCGGCCTGCGTCGGGGGAGTGAGCCTGAAGGTTTCCCGGTGCTGTCGGTTCCGTTTTTGTGCCGGATGGATGAGTTCGATGTTGAATACCTGCCCGGATACCCAGCGTCAATGTTTTGGGTGAACGACAGGCTCCGAATCATTCACGGTGACAAAGTGAACTCATCCGGTTCAACTGCATCGAAGTACCTCGCCCGTGAAAAAGTAAGCGTGCTTTACGGCCACATCCATCGCCGTGAATGGGCGGAAGTGACACGGGAAGACCATGATGGTCCTCGCACGGTGCTCGCCGCTTCAGCGGGTTGCCTCGCACGGATTGATGGCGCTGTCCCTTCGGTGAAAGGCGGAACCGACCTTGACGGGCGACCGCTGGTTAGGCATGAGGATTGGCAACAAGGGTTGGCGGTCGTTGACTACCAAGAAGGTGACGGCGACTTCCATCTTGAACTGGTTCCAATTCGTAGCGGAAAAGCGAGGTGGCGTGGTGTCGATTACCAACTTGATGAAAGCGATTGACAGGACTTCAACGGAACGGTTCAGCGCAAAGTACAAGAAGGTCAACGGCTGTTGGGTTTGGATAGCGAGCGTTGACAAATTCGGTTTCGGCAGGTTCAAGTTGAACGATAAAACTGAATACGCCCATCGAGCGTCATACCGGATGTTCGTCGGCGAAATACCTGAAGGCTTGTATGTCGTTCATTCTTGCCGGAACCTTCTTTGCGTCAACCCGGAACATCTTGAAACTGTGACGAGCGTCGAAAACTTGTTGAGAACTGGGGCGCACCCGAAATTAAGGAAGCAACTCAAATAAACGCCAGCCGCCGTCGGCTACGCTTCACGGCATGAGCGAGGACTGGTTGGACATCGACGACACGCCAGCGGTCGCCGGTTATGGGATTCACCGGATGGCCACCATCAACGAAACCGGTTCAGGCCGTATCTGCTACCTCCAGTTGTTCGATGCACGGGACGGAAACGAACACGCCTTCTTGGTTGACTGGGGGTTAGCGCAACGCCTCGCTTGGGAAATGACTGGAGTGCTGTCGGGTTACGCTGAACAATCTTTCCATTTCGACATGGAACAAGTTGACGTGCCATTAGCGGAAGGTGAAACAGCCGAAGAGATCGTTGACTACTTGATGAACTTCGATGACGAGGATGACGAATGAAAGTGGCGCTCGTACTTTGGCATGATGCTCACGCAGGCAACGACGGCAACTGGATTCACCTCGACGACTGCAAAGATGATGAGCCTTACCTCGTGGCTACGGCTGGTATCATCCTCGACCCGAAACGTGGCGGCAAAAAGAATCACGTTTCTGTTGCCTCGTCATTGACCAACGATGGGCACGTCGATTACATAACGCACATACCGAAACGAATGGTGGTGTGCAAATACGAACTTTATGAACTGGGAGATAGGGATGTCGAAAAATGGGATAACAAAGAACGACGCTCGTTGGTGTATCGAGTTCCTGAAGAGGGCGGCACCTCGTGGAGAAGAAGAAGAAAAAGCCCTGATCACGCTGATCGCTAAGTTGCAGAAAATATCTTGAGCACCTACAAGGACGAAACGCAAGTAAGCGACTAGAGTGGTCGCCGATGGCCACCCGAACGAAACTTGCTGAACTCGACATCCGTGAAACATCCGGCGTCGACCACCCAGCACACCTCCATGAAGGTTGGCTCGTCCTAAAGTCCGTCACCGACGGTGGCGAATCTACCGAAGGAGAATCCGATTTGGAACTCGAAGTGACAGAGACAGAACAGGTTGAAGAAGCCGTCGTTGAAGCACAGCCAGCAGAGAAGGCTGTCCAGAACGACAACGCAGAACTCTTGAAAGAGGTCGGCGATCTTCGCAAGGAACTCGCTGGGATGCGTGCCGAGAAAGAGCGCATCGAACAGGAGGCCGCTTTGGCGAAGGCAGTCGAGACCGCCGCAGGGTTCGCCGCCCTTCCCGGAGTTGACCCAGAAGCCCTCGGAGCAGACATCTTGAAGATGCGTTCCGCACTTCCTGAGGTCGCCGAGCGTATCGAAGGTATCTTCGCTGGCTCCGCACGGGCAATCGCTGAATCCGGCGTCCTTAAGGAAATCGGTTCGGACGCTGGCGACGCAGACGGTGCAGTTGACGCATGGGGCATGATCGAGAGCCGTGCAAACGACCTCGTCGCTTCAGGTGAGGCAAACACCCTCGCAAAAGCAATCACCCTCGTCGCAGAACGTGACAAGGAACTTTACAACACCTACCTCTCCGAGAAGGGACTCTGACCAATGGCATACGAAGCCGCACAAATCAAGGTTGGCAATTTCACTGCATCAGCAGACTTGTCATCCAAGCAATACCACTTCGTCAAGATGAGCGGCAACAACACTGTGACAGTGTGTGCCGCAATCACTGACATCCCAATCGGCGTTCTCCAGAACGCCCCCGCTTCCGGTGGAGCCGCAGAGGTTTGCCTCTTCGGTATCTCAAAGGTCGTTGCCGATGGCACCCTCGCCGCTGGCAACGTCATCGGAACTTCAGCCGACGGACAGGCAGACGCCATCGCCGCCGGAACTGACACAACGGTCTACACAATGGGTCTCGCTCTCAATGCGGCATCCGCTGGCGAGACCGTCGAAGCATTTATCAACGCAACCGCAGGCCGCGCCGCCTGATTCGAGAGAGGTAAGAAACAATGCCACAACCAACCCAGAGTCAGGTGCATGTTGATGCGATCTTGACGAACATGAGCGTCGCTTACATGCAGGACGCTGATTCGTTCGTCGCATCGAAAGTATTCCCGACAGTCAACGTCGCCAAGCAGAGCGACAAGTATTTCACCTACACTCAAGCCGACTTCTACCGTGACCAAGCGGTCGTGCGTGCAGACGGCACCGAGTCAGCCGGTTCAGGCTACGGTCTGAGCACCGACACCTACTCGTCAGCGGTGTACGCACTCCATAAGGACATCGGCGATCAGGTTCGTGCGAACTCTGACTCACCGCTCGACCCTGACATGGACGCAACTCGCTTCCTCACGCACCAGATGTTGATTCGTCAGGAGCGTGATTGGGCGGGAACGAACTTCACGACCGGCGTTTGGGGCAACGACTCAACTCCGTCGACGCTGTGGAGCGCATCAGGTTCAGACCCGATCGGTGACATCGAGGCCGGAAAGAACACCATTCTGAGCGACACCGGCTATCTCGCCAACACGCTCGTGCTTTCATACAACGCATACTCGATTCTCAAGAATCACACTGACGTTGTTGATCGCTACAAGTACACCAGCGCAGACAGCATCTCGCCTGACCTTCTCGCTAAGGTCTTCGAGGTCGACCGCATCTTTGTGATGAAGGGTGTCTACAACTCAGCCGCAGAGGGAGCAACCGCTTCCTACGGGCAGATCGGCGACAAGGATGCACTTCTTTGCTACGTCGCTCCGCAGGCTGGTTTGATGACCGCTTCGGCAGGTTACAACTTCGTATGGAGCGGAGTTGGTGGCGGACTCGGAACGAGCACCGCTGTCAGCCGGTTCCGTATGGATCACCTCCGTAGCGACCGTCTGGAGATCGAGTCAGCGTGGGACTTCAAGGTTGTCTCATCGCCGCTCGGTTACTTCTTTAGCAACCCAGTCGCCTGACTTAACTGAATTACCTCCGGCATAAGCCGAGATCGGGAACAATCTCGGTCTCGGCTTTTGCCATTCTTGAAAGGACATGAATCGTGGGACAAAGAGCACAAGACAGTGCCGCATCAGTCGTTGAACTGACAGGAGTAGACCAGCAAGCAGTCACCGAGTCGTGTGTTCTGCTCGGTCTCGATGTCAACGATGACGATTCAGGCAACGTCCACGTTCACGTTCACGCTGGGACTGACAACACTGGAGCGTTGGTGTGCTCGGCGATTCCTGCGAACGGTAACCACGAGATTGTTTGGTTCGGTTCGGGTGGTGTGAAATGCCAAGACGGTATTTATGTTGACGTAATTTCTGGAACCCCTGAGGGTTCAATCTTCTACAGGTAGGTGACAAATGGCTTGGACTTATGGCGGTGACCCGTCAGTAAACGCTAGAGACGCAATCAGGTTCCTGATCGGCGATACCGACACGAACGATCAACTGCTGTCTGACGAAGAGATCGCATGGGTGAACTCTGAAGCGTCAGGTTCCTCGACTGCGACTACCGCTGTTTACGATGCGGCGATGCGGTGCTGTCTGACGATCGCCTCGAAACTTGCGAGGGAAGCCGACAAGCAGATCGGTGACCTGTCGGTGTCAATGTCTCAACGTGCAGAGGCATATCGTAAACAGGCTGTCGAGTTGAAGAACCTCGCCACCCGCGAAGGCACAGTGCCGATTCCATACGCAGGTGGTATCACGATCAGCGACAAAGAAATTGACGAAGAGAACAGCGACCTGTTCCGGTCATGGTTCTCTGCCGGACAGTTCGAGAATGTTCGTGACGGCGCTCGCACGAACACGATTCGTGGCGTTCAATACTTCGGTCCGGGTGCCGACTGATGGCTACGGCCACTGCTTTCCTTTCGGCTTTATCTGGCCTCTGTACGCAGACGGTCGGGGTGCGTGCGAAGTCGTCCCGTAACAATTACGGGGAACCTGTGTACTCGGGTTCAGCGACTTCGTATTCCGCTTATGTTCAGCGTGTCAACAGTTCCAATGCAGATGTTGAGCGTGATGATTCTGTTGCTGAATGGGTGGCGTACATCCCTTCATCGACGTTGACGATAAGTATTGACGACGAAGTTGAGTACCCTTCTTCCGTCATTCGGCCAGTCGTCAAAGTTGATTACCGTTACGACGAACATGGCCAACAGTTCGTGATCGTGAGCATCGGGAAAGGCTGAGCGGTGGCTAAAGGCGTTCGTATCGACATTCAAGGTATGCAGGAGTTGCGTGATGCCATTGAAGCGAACAGCGCAGGGATGGAACGTGCGCTCGGTAAGGCGTTGTTCTCTGCGGCGAAAGACATAGCGAAGGATTCACAAAACCTTGTCCCGTTCGACACAGGCGACCTCGCTGGTTCAATGAGCGTCAACGCTGAACGGTTGAGTTCAAGCACACCTGAAGTCGAAATCGCTTACGGAACCGCATACGCATTAGTGCAACATGAACGCCTCGATTACTGGCATCCGCCGAAACCTCCGGGGAAATCGGTGGTCGGCGGCAGGCAAGGCTCTGGTCCTGTCGCTCCGGGTTCAGGGCGAGGTCCCAAGTATTTGGAATTTCCGTTCGCCCAAGAAACATCGCAGTACCCGCCGAAACTGTTGGAACGTATCCGTGCCCACTACAACATTGAGAAAGGTAATTCCTGATGGCGCTCCTTGATGAAGTCGGGGCATACCTCGAAACGGAAATCGGTTCGTTGGCGCTCGGCACAAATTTGTTTCTCGGCCGTATGCCTGATGAACCTGACACTTGCGTCACCGTGTACGAATACGGGGGTGATGCGCCGGTGAACACGATGGGTTCAGACGCGATGCCTCCTGTTGAACAGCCACGCATACAAATTCTTGTTCGGGCTTCCGGGTATTCAACTGCGAGAACGCTCGCTTTGTCCTGCTGGACTGCGGTTGAAGCGATCTTGAATGAGAACCTGTCCGGCACCCGCTACCACCGTGTGTCAGCGAACCAGTCACCGTTCCCGTTGGAACGTGACAGCCAAGACCGTGTGCTGTTCGCCCAGAACTTCAGGGTTCAGAAAGAACTATGAGTATTCCCGCTGACCCGTATGCGGAACTCCGTAACAAGCCAGAGTCGGCACGGCGAACACGAACGAAAGTCCGTTGCGCTGGGTGCGGTAAATTACTGGCTGAACTGGTGACCTCGCCTTGGGTGATTCGCTGTTCAAGGTGTAAATCAGATAACCGTTCCGCCGAGGATGTTTCTAGTTCTCGCTGAAACCGCCCTGAAATCGCTTCTAACGGCAGTATTCGCCTGACATGAACCAAGGCTGGAACCCGCACCAGCCAGCGTCAAGAGCGGCGTTGTAGACGACTATCCCCATAGCCAGCCCATTCTGCGGTGTCAGCAAATCTTCCATTGACCACCCGTGTTCAGCGGCGACCGATTCCCAAACGCTCTTGTTGATTTGCATTAGGCCATAATCTTTCGTTGAAGAAACAGCGTCATGCTGGCATCGGGTTTCGTTCCACATGATTCGGTCGATGACCGGAAGGTGTTCTTCTTTCCAGCCGACTTCCAGTGCTGTCCTCCACCAATGCCCGCATAGTGCGGTTTCCATGCCGGGGATTACCGGAAGATCGTACCTCGGCTCAATTACTTCGACGTGAGCCTCGACGGTCGTACTGGTCGGAGGAACTGTTGTTGGAACAGTCGGAGGAACTGTTGTTGAAACAGTTGGGGGTGCTGGGGCGGCAGTAGCGGTCACCAATGTTTGTATTTGTGTGGGATACGCAACTGAGGAGGAACTGCTACCGCCGCCCACAGCGATTGCTATGATAGCGGCAACAATCGCCGCCACCACTCGTTCGATGATGGGCATTCTTCTATGTTACAACATTGTAACGGTCACGCATCGTCAGACCAGTTGGAAGAAGAGTACGGAGCCTCTGCGTTCCGGCGTTGGTCGAGTTCAGCGAGGGCGACGGTGAGCCTTTCAATTTCCCGTGCCGCTTCTTCAAGCAGTTCAGGCACTCCGTCTTTCGTGTCACAAGTTCTTTGTTTGCGTAGGCGTTCAATGAGGTTCGACATGGTGGCCTCCTATCGCAATAATAACGCATTACGGTTGGCTTTCGTTGTTGGTTTCCCATAAGCCATACGGCCAAGTTTCCCAAGAATGGTCACGGTAAGCGACATGCAACCCGCCATCGGGGTAAACCTCGATCATCAGTTGTCCGCCTTCGGGCAACCTGCGGTCAATGTTCACGAGGCCTTCTACCAAGAACACTTTCGGGTACATCGGTTCCGGTTCAACGCTCACGCTGTCACCTCAACATTCATTTCGCTGGCGGTAACGATTTCCATTAAGGCGTCGGTGGTTCGAGCCATTTCCAGAATCATCGCTTTCGTGTATCTGAGGACTTCTTCTTTCGATGCCCGCATTTCCCTGATGGTGTTCTTCATCATCGCCAAGATGAGGGTGTCGGCTTCAGGTTGTGATTCAAGTTGAGCGATGTTGAGTTCTCCGGTTTCAATTTTGGAATCGAACACTTTGTAAGCGAGCGCCATGATTTCTAGCCACTGTTCAATGTTCAACGGCGTTCCCCATTGGTCGAGAGACCGAAGGGTGGCGGAATGTTCTTTGACTTCTTCTGCGGTGAAGCAAGCGGTGTCTCTCGCTAAGTCGCAAAGCCAGTTGTAATGCCTTTGGATTTTGCCAGCCTCATTGGAGTTCTGGTCTCTGGTTGGCCTCGCCTTCAACTCAATGCGGTATTCAACGTCGCCGGATGTTGCGATGATTTGTTTCATGGCTGATCTACTTTCTTTGCTAAGTTGGCTTGCCTGACTGCCCTTGCTTTGGCGGCACGTTCAACGAGGATGGCTTTCTGTTCCGGAGACAGCACACGCTTCGGGCGTGGCTTGGTGTATTTCACTCGGTGCTGTTTGAATGAGGCTTTCAGCCGGTCATGTGCTTCTTTGCCCATGAAGTGCCGAATGAGTTTCAAGTAGGTTTCACAGAACTGCCAGTTGTGCCTCGCCCTGTCACCTGCAAGTAGGTGGGCGACTTCGTGAATCACGATCGCTTCTTGTCTCGCCCAAACGCCGAGGCTGATGTGTCCGGCACCGAACGGTGAGTTGTACGCCATGCCGCCTCCACGACCGACGACAACGCTGACCCGTTCGTTTCCTCGTAGGTTCCAAGTGCGTTGCACATATTTCGACGAGATGATCTTGTCAACATATTGTTGGCACTCTTCAATCGACATGGCTTCACGGTTGTCGAAACGATAAGAAGACTTGAAGATTCCGCTTTCCCGCTCAGCCTTGTAAACCTTGCTTCGCTGGCTGTCTCTTGGGCGGCTCACAATCCCACTCCTTCGTTGATCATGTTGATGTAAGCCTGTTCCGCTTCTTTCGGGCTGTCGTAAACCCCGACCGCCCTGATTCCGATGACGAGGGTTGCTTCGTCGCATCCTGAACAGAGGATGAGGCGAACGGAATCTCCTTCGCTCGGCAGGTCTCGTTGGTAGTGGTGTCCGGTGCAAGTGGTCATCGCTCAGCCCTCCCAATCCCAGAAGCGACCTTCAAGATCGATTTGAGCAGTTGCCCAAGGCTCTTCGCCGATCGGGGTATCGACGTACTCGGTGAGGTGAACAGCGACGGTGCTGTTTGCTTCGTTGTAGTATTGCGCCCATGCCCAATCTTCTGCTTCGTGGCGAGTTTGGAAACGCTTAGCGGTACGATGATTAGAACCTTCAGCGTTCCAGACGGCGACAACCTCGAATGGCTTTCCTGATTCGTCGAAGCCGATTGGGGCTTGAAGTTCGAGAAGGGCGATTGCGTCAGCACGTGTCGCACGACCGCCATTTTGTTGAGCCGCTTCTCGAAGAGCGACTTTGATTTCTGTTGCTGAATATGCCATTGTGGATTCCTCCTGATTGTTTGTTTCGTATCCCACGACAAGTAGTTTACACCGAATCACCCCATTTGGCTACTCTTATCGCAAAAATATTTCGATAAGCACTTCAAGTCCTTGTTTTACTCGGGTTGCAGGTGCAACGATTTCTCGCGATAACGCACTACGATGCTGGATACAGAAGTGCGCCAGTCGCCGCAGGTGTCCCCGTGACCGTCAGTCGCCACGAATGACCCTGCTCATGTATTGAAGGAGAGCGGATGAAGTTTCGAGTGACAGGCGGTGCGGACGGAGTGTCCGGTATTGACGTTGGCAATCGACGCTATGAAGCAGGCGATGTTGTTGAGATGACATCGAACAAGGCTGAGTGGCTTGTCGAACGTGGACTGTTGGTCGCCGACTCGAAATGGTCAGCCGACCCTGAACCAGAAGTCGAAGAAGCC